ATTAAAATAGGTCTCCAGCTTCTCTGCAACCAATTACCCTTAGCCTCTGCAATTATAATGTCAGTTTGCATTTTCTGTAACTCAAGTTCTTTTTCTTTAAGTACTTGAATTATTTTGTTTTTAGCGTTTATGCGCTCTTCGTCATTTGTAAAAAGGTTGTCAATAATATTACCTACTTCCTTAATGACATTACCCCCTAAAAATTCTAAGATTTTTTTCATTGTTTTAAAAACTATATAGTGCTATACTGTAAAGGTTTATAAAGGTTTATAGTAACTAACTATCTACCATCTACTTTTTGTTTTTCTTATGTCGTAATGTGTAAAAGTGTCGTAACTGCCCAAGCCTCCTTGTAGCATATTGCCCATGTCAATTAAATCTTCTATAATTCTGTAAACTTCTGCTGGTTTAAGACCTTCTATTGTAATATCTGCTGCTTTGCCTAAAATATGTTGGCTTGTTTTCATACTAAACTTAGCATTATGTTCTGGGCTTCTGTATGCGCTGTTTATGGTTATGGCTCTACCTGTGTAGTCTCTTAAGATTTGTAGCTGCCCAGCAAGTTTTATTACGTTCTCGTAAACATCTAAAGGCATCTTTCCACCACCTTTGCACTCAAACTCTTTTAGCTTAAAGTTCTTTGTTAGCTTCATTCTTCTTCTTGTAAGTTCCGTATATCTTCTGCAACGTATAAACAATAGAAGCCAAAAGAAGTACAATCTTTAGACTATCCTCAACAGCAGTAAAACTAACTCCTAAAGTAATTATGTTAAATGTGTACAATCTTAAATCTTCTAAGTTCATTTTACATCTTATTTTCTTGATAGTTCACACCGTAAAAGCTGTGTACTCCGTTTCCATCTATATTACCAACAGCAGCAGACTTCCATCCGTAAGGATGCTCTGCTACAATAACATTACCCTCTTCATCAACAGTATCTTCTAATCTCCACATAACGTCTAAGTGATACTTGTCGCTTAATACTGGTGCTTTAATTACCTCTCCCTCTTTGTCATATTCGCCTTGTTCTAAAACAATATGTCCTAATTTTACAATAGCGTGTCTGTGAGTTGGGTACTCGTTACCATCTTCGTCTGTATCTACTCCTAAAGCTTTTATTTTAGCTTCAGCAGCCTTTTGGTCTTTAAATTCGTATTTTCCTATTTTCATAATTATGTTGTTAAAGCTATTAGTTGTGCATCTGTTAGTGCTTCTTTAAATACCGCAACGGATTTGACTTTTCCTGTAAATTTATTTGATGAGCCATTTGCATCAGTAAGTTGTAAAAAATTTAAGCCAATAGGAGAATTTCCACTTACGTCTATTCCAATTTGTGAGCCATTCATATACATTTTAAAATCATTTAGCTTGTAAGACAAAGCTACTTTTATGTATTCTGTAATATTTGATAAAGTAAAAGTCTGACTAAAAGATGTAGAGCCATTAGATTTTACAACCCCTGTAAATTGGTCATCTGTATCTCTATAAACAAAACCCACCGTATTATTGCTTGTTCCATCACTTAAAGTTATTACTCTAAAAGAACCATCATTAGCCAAAGCAGCTATTTCGCAATATAAAACACCCTCTGTTGAGTTTATTAAATCACTTGAACCAGAATTGTTGGCTGCGTCTGCGTTTCGTGTTACGGTGCTTCCGCTTGTTGGTATGTATGAAGTTGCAAAAGATTGTTCTTCTAATTGTGCGCCCCAAATAAATAAAGTTGTTGTATCACTTCCATTTTGTCTGTCCAAATCAATTTCAAAACTTCCACTCGTTCCGTTTGTTGTGAATGAAAATCCTATTCTATACCAACCATTTCCATAATCTTCCAATATTTCGTTAGTTCTTGTGCCGCTATTTTGTGAGCTTGAAAAAGACAAACCACTTGCGCCCCATTCATAACCTTTTCTAAATAATGTTCCGCCACTAACCCGAAAACTAATTGTAGTTACACCACCAACTGCAATAGTGCTATTTTTTACAAAAGCACTAATATTGTAAACGGTTGAATTGCTAACTGAAATTGTTTCTCTTATTCTGTCATTTGAATTTGTACCTAATTTAGTTGCACCACCAGCGTTTTGTGTTCCGTCTGGACTTATAGTTTGATTGTCAAATAGTGTAGCGTTTGTTTGACTAAACTCTGTTATTGTTTGGCTATAAGGAACTAAATTCGTTGACTGCGGTTCTAACAACAAACTACCAGTTCCACCTAAATAATCAATGCGCGGCAAATTAGCTGCAACGCTTTCAATATTACCGCTTGAATTTTCTCTTGTCGCGGTTGTGCTTCTTGTGAAGTCAAAGTCTGCAAAGGGACTTAAAACTGGCTTAACAGTATGTAAAGACCCATTATCGTAAGCTGTTGGTGTTAGTAATATACTTGGCTTTGGATTTATAGCAGCCATTAGCTTGTCTGTTTCGTTGCTATTCTCGTAATTATCTGAACGTACAAACATTTCGTTAGTAGCATCAAACTTCTCGTAAGTATCGCCCCAAGCAATATCGTTTACTGCATTACCCCAATTACTTCTATGATATATTTCTTTTGCCATATTAAATCATTATTACTTTTTTAACTCTACCCTCACTTATTGTGTAGGTTGTAGGTATGCTTGTTATTGCGTTTGTTGTATCGTCTGCAAATGTTTCTGTGATTTTAACAACTCCGCTTGGTGTTGTAATACTACACACATCTGCATTTCTTGTAACATCTGAACCAGTTGTATTAAAAATAAAACTACTCGCAGATGCAGCAACTTCTACTTGAAAACCCCAAACATAAACTTCATCCCCATTTGTACCGAGTGCCAAGCCATAACGTATGCTTGTTGATGTAGAAGTAACAGTAGCACTTACTCTTGTCCATTGGTCAGTAATTGTAACTGCTGTGTTGGCATTTTCTACTGCTCTTAAATACACAGTACCCGTACCAGTCTTTCTCTTGACATATACGCTTACGGTGTACTCTGCACCGCTTGTTGATGTTTTAACTTTTTGAAATTGCCCGTTTGTTGCAGTAGCCTTAAAAGTGGAAGCCGTCAAAGTTCCATCTGGGGCGGTTTCTGTGTTTTCTGTTAGTGTGCCATCTGTTAAGGTATAACTGTTAGCAGATTTTATGTTGGTGTTAAAGGCTGCTAATTGTGTTGCTGATGGCTCTAAAAGTAAATTAGGGCAATTAGAGTTTAAGTAATCAAGTCTTGGCACAGTCGTAGCCACCTCTTCAATAAGTCCATCCTCACGAACCCTTGTGGCTGTACCAGTCCTTGCAAAAGTAAAATCTCCACTACCATCACTTGGTAATACAGAGTAAACCTTTGTGGCTTTTTGTCCGCTTGGTATTAGTGCTAAAATAGGGTTACTCATTCTTCTTGTTTTTTATCGCTTCCTTTTTTAAGGTTTCAATAATATATTTTTTTAGTTTACTAAGGTTTGTTTGTTTTACCTTATATCTCATAGCACCCAGCCTTTAAAGGTTGTGTCTGTGTCTGGATCAATATCCTCGTTTGTGTTACTGTTATATTCTGGGAACAAGTTATCGTTAAAGCTTAGGTAATCTACAAGTCGGGTAGAGTAGTAGTTAGCGTATTCTCTCGCCTTTGCTACTAAGTAATCTACTTCGTTTTTATCTACGTTCTGCGCTGTTTCACTTGTATGCTTAAACACCCCACCGTTTTTAATTTGATATGCAGCAAAAGGTATGTAGTTCATTTGTGCAAACCATATTAAAGTAGGTTGTACATAGGTGTTTACTAAACTTAAATAATTACCAGACAAAGAACCAGCAACAATATCAGCACTTATCTTATTGTAAAGGTCTGTGCCTAACAAATTCTGGATGTCTATTTGTTGTGCTATCTTGATGAACTGTATAAACTTATCTGTATCTACATTCCCATCAATGATAGAGTTTTTAACTAAGTCCGTTCTGTTTATAAATAGTGCTGTTGCCATTAGTTCTTAAATCCTATTTTGTTCCAATATTCAGCAGTATAACCCTTATACTTCATATCCTTTGGTGCTACTGGTACTTTCTGTGCGTTTGCTTCTGGTCTAAAACCCCTTGACCTTGCTTGTGATGTTGTTATCTCAGTCCCTAAGCCTTTATCAGTCTTAAACCTTTGG